GGTTAACTTCATTAACGCCTGAATGTGCATCTCAGCGTTAGACATGATGGCTGCCTGTGCCTCTGGAGCGAGCTCCTCAAACTCCTTAGTCTTCCTGAGCCTGTTAATCTCCTGCACCCAAAGAGCATGATTATCAAACTCGTGGACCTCTACCATTTGACCTGATTTTAGCTGCTCAATTCCACGTCTAATCTGAGACTGATCAATCGTCTGGTCCTTCCACATCTCAGCAATATCACCAAACTCAAGCATACTAAGAACCTTTTCCCTAACCGCTGGATCATTGGGATCACCCAGCAACCCCTGAGAGTAGGTGTTGAGAATTTCTTGTCTCCTCAAAGTCTTAGACCCTGGTATTGTAGAACCAGGAATCACTATAACGTCAGTATTTCCTCGAATGTCGCTGCCAGTGATATCTCTCACGATGTATTCCATGTTTTTACCGGCAATCTTAAGTTTCCTGGGCATGGTGTAGTATTTCTCTACGTACTTAAGTATTAAAGACCCCACTCTAGACCACGCCTTCTCATGCTGAGTGGTCATAACCCCAACTCGTGAGTCATCCATCTCAACTAGAAGCTGCATTCCGATCGCAGGAATAGATGCGCTTGGGATGTTACCTTTAGAGACCTCTGAAATACCCGAAATCTCATTAAAACAAGCATTAAGCTTATCCTCTTCAGCATAAGCCCATTGTGGAATAGTGGGAATCGGCATCGGCTCTGGAGGAGGAGCCCCTGGAACAGCATCATAATACAGGATCTCACCGTTCTCATCGGTCAAAGCCTCTTGAGCAATAGCAGACCCACGTGCAGCCCTATACTTACCAGCCAGAAGACGCCTCACCCACTCAGCCCGCCTTCTCATTAACTCATTGTACTGATCTTGAATCGGTCTTAGGTGAGTAACTACAGCTTCAGAGTAGAACTTTCCTCCAACCACCACATCATCAAACTTAGCAAAAGGAATCTCTCCTACTGGAAGTTCTTTATCTTCTAAAAGAACACCGTTTGCAGTGCAGATCATCCTTCCATTAGGATGCTGCTTAGATCTCCTCTCATACTTAACCATTTCAATGGCTGTATCCTTGAGTTGATCCATTGTTCCACCCTGAGCAGGTCCACGAGCATTAATAGAGTTAATCCTCTGCTCGTACTGGGCAGATAATAGCCAAGCTTGCTCTGGCTTTACCAAGTGACCTCTCTCTGGGTATTGCATTTTGAAATAGTCTAGCTTCCTCACCTTGGCGTGGATAATCCACTGAGCATCGTCTAGTGTTTTAGCTAGTGGGTCAGGAAATACTTCAAAGGCAGACACTATATCAGCCCTTATATCTCCCTCGTAATCCATCTCTCCAGACATTGGGTCTACCATTGGATTACCAAGAGCAGGATCAAAGCAAACCTTAACGTATGCATGACCGCATTGCTGCATCCACATGTACAGAGGCAATCTCTTAGTGTTTAGATCTAATTCATCCCACTTAGCCGTTAGGATCTGAAGACCCAGCCTAGCAGCCTCTTTGTCAGCCGTATCTGTACTCTCTGGTCTTACATCAAACTTAGGAGGATTCTTTGTAAGCTTAGCTAGCCTATTCTGGATAGTAGGAAGCAGCTTATTTACATGAATTCTATTCCTACGAAGATAAGCAGTAGCCCTATTTACAGGCTGAAACTGTCTTGTCGTGCTGTTCCACAGCAACCCATCGTAACCCAATAAATAGGCAGTGTTGGTCATCCAGATGCCTTCGTGGGCTACACGATTGGCTGCGGATCTGCCTTCCTCTATCTTACCCCTAACGTGGGATACTAGGTCTTGCTCTTCTACGGTTTGTTCCGACAAATCCTTTATCGGTGTCACAGACATTTCAGACTATCCCTTCAAGAGCCCCTAAATCCTCAGGCTCTTCCGTTTCTGCTTTTATCCTCTGAGGCTCTTTCAGTTTGCCATACTTTTCTGAAAGTGTGTACTCGTGGTAGTTTCTGCTCATCAGTTTATTAAGAAGCTTGTGAACTTGATATAAAAACAATACTTCGCGCAGCGCGATATAAACCAGTAATACTACAACTAGGTTTGTCATCCAGGTGTTCCCATGATGGTTCCTTCTTGGGGACCATGAAGTCTTTTACCGAGCTGCTCAGCGTGTTTCTTCTCGATTTCATCTCTCTTTCCGAATGCGCAAACCTTAACTCCCTTGTAATGAAAGAAGTCGTCATCTGACACTGGGCACTTAAGCATATACTTCATGATTTCGGCGCTTGTTTCAACCCATTCATCACCAGATGTCTGAGCTCTGGATATCTTGATCTCAAAGTCATTTACCGTCTCTTCGTGGCTTTTTGATTGAATCTTATCCTCTTTCAACAGCTCGGCATATTCCTTCTCAAAATCATCTTTATTCTTCTTGATTCCTAGCATAATGACCCTCCCCGTTTGCTTTCTTGATTATGTTACTAATTGCCCACTTCTCATAGTCTGGATGATGAGGTGAGTGTGGCATCTCCAAAACCTTCTTCTCTTTCTCTGGATAGAAAACCACTTCTTCCAAAGAAGCAAGTGAATCCATCAGATCATCAAAAGATCCTCTAGGGAAAGATCCATACTCATCCTCAAAATCAGTAAGACCCTGAGATATAAATATCCTTCCCCACTCAAACCTTGGCACTAAACCCAAAATTCTAGTCTCTTTACTCACAGCGTTTCGACGCACTGGCTTAATTGGAAGTATTGCTTGCCTCTTTTTCATCTCCTGATCAACCAGGTAGAGCAGAGCCTCCTGGTAAGCCACGATCTCTAGCCCTATCCCCTTAGTCTTAAACTGATGTTGTATCTGAAACATCCTCTCAACTATCTGCGTGGGGGTTATTCTTTCCCTCTTCGCAACGCGCAAATACCAATTTCCATCAGAATCCACATCGACCACACAAATACCAGTAAAGTCATGGTGCTTTTTTTGACCAATCGCAGGATCAATAAATGCGAAGGTGTGAACATTTTTAGGTATCTCCCTATAGTACTTTAGCCAGTGAGCCTTAAAGCTTTTCTCATCGTCTGGTATTATTTCGTTTTGATATTGGTTAGCGAATAGATAGCTTCCCATGCTTCGCCTGGCATTATCCAGAAACTCCCTGGTAAGCCGCTGAGGAAACAGTAAAGATCCATCTTCCCTAATAGCCTTCTCATAAACTACAGACCAACCGTTTATTTCCATATCCTCTTAAACAGGAAGTATTCCGCTATCATACTGATAACGAACGAAGACGATAAACACCATAGCCATATCTTTAACTGTTTTGACTTATTTACCAACGCAGCAATAGAGGAGTGAGTTGAAGATCTGAATAGGTCATACTCTTCTTTTGACTGTCTTATTTCAGATTCAATCTCAGCCTGGATCTTTCTTCTTTGCTCCAGTTCAATCAACTCTTCTTTTTGTCTCTTCTCTTCTAGCTCAGCCAGGCGCTTACCATCTAGGTCGTTATCCACACCCTTCTTGATAATATTCTCTAGCCTAGCTTTCTTTTCATCGTGGTTCATCGGTACTATGAAGCCATTTTCAAACTTCCAAAAATGGGGTGGTACACCAGCCACGTAGCTTAGATCTGCATTAATAACTACATTCTCATACTCATGGACCCGGCTTATATCTTCTGTCTGTATCACCCTTGCATTGTTGTGCGTAAATACTACGCAAAGATTCTTCACTCTTTAACTTCCTCTGGCTTATCTTTCTTTGTTAATGCCTTCTTTAATTCATCATACGCCTGTTGGACCTTAATATGACCATCTCTCGGCAGATGCGCCAAGTCAGCGGCTCCCTTAAGTAATTCGAGCAATTGGATCGGGTTCATACATTCTCCATTGGTGATGGGTTTATTGCTATTGCTTCAGCGTCAGGTTCCACTCCAACACCCTTGGCGTCAAGTAGAATTTGATTCAATTCAGCAATCTTAGCGTCTAAATCTGTAATCCTTTTATTCATCCATGCAGTCAGATCAGTCTTCTGTTTCTCGACAAACTCGATCTCTTTTTTAACCTTATTAACATTGAGGTTTCTGATTTCAGTCTTCTGCTCCTCAATCTTAACCGTCTTATCGTCAACTTTATCAATCTTTTTTATTGGTTCATCTTTTTGTGCCATAAAATCTCCTATGCCGGTTCTATACTATTGACAAGCTTTACTTTTTCATGCACTAAAAATAAATGCAACGAAAACGTCAAAATATTTCTGAAAGATTTTTTAAAAAAATAATAAAAACTGAAGAATGTTGGAATTGGTCCGGATGTATATCTAAAGGAGGGTACGGTAAAATTACAGAAGGAGGTAGATATGGCAAAATACTTATAGCAAGTAGAGCTAGTTGGATTATCCATTTTGGTGAAATACCAAAAGGAAAATTTGTACTTCATAAATGTGATAATAGAAGATGTGTAAATCCGGACCACCTTTTTATAGGAACACAAAAAGATAATATTCAAGACATGTATAAAAAAAGAAGAAACGTAGCATATGATAGGAGCGGCATTAAAAATCCTAGATGCAAACTCACAGAAAAACAAGTTATAGAGATAAGAAAAAATTTTGTTGCTTATACTGGAAAAAGAAACATTGGATCTGGATGTTTGTATTGGGCTAAAAAATTTGGCGTTAATTGCAAGACAGTTTGGTCCATTATAAATGGTGACAACTGGATACATATCAAGACACCTCAAACATAATCCATGCCAAAGTTGAAGTGTCTGTTCCACTTGTGCTGGTAATTGTAAAACTTGTAGATGCAACTCTCGCTGATACGTATGGCACTCCGACGGTTCCTCCATTAGTTTGTATAGTTAAGAAAATCCTAGAACTTGCTGTCACCGCAGTCGTGCTTACTGTAACCGTTCCTGCTACAAGTGTGGCAGTTCCCATCTTTGCGTTACTGCCTTCCTTGACCTTGAATCCTTTTCCTGCAACGTCACAGGCAATGTCGCCTCCAGCAAAGATAGATTTAACCACTCCTAGTCCACCGGACACCTTAACGATACCAGTAGTATTAGAAGTTGAATCGGTAGTGCCGGAGAATGTTCCAACTCCTGAAGTTGTAAACGCCCCACCGTTTAGGTCAAGAGGACTAGCCCCACCCGTTGCGTATAACCCCAGATTTATTAACGCTGTTCTTAGATCCGTCGTACTCGAAGGCTGAACGATAGGAGTAGCGTTATAAAAACCAAGCTTCTGAGTTGTTGCTGTACCTATCTTTGTTCCGGTGGTAGTCCCAAGAACTATATTCTTATCTGTAATCGTGAGCCCTGTAGACGTGCTATAGGTCAGAGAAGAGTCGTCAGTTAGCCTACCGTTCGTTGTGATAAACGGCATCCTGCCAGAAGTCAGAGCAATGTCATTGAGTGTGAATTCTTTTCTGGCTGAACCAGTGTTTATTGTTAGATACAGTTTATCAGTTAAAAACTCTACCCCGCCAATAGTGGGTGAGGTTTTTAGATTTCCAGAGTTAAACTTTAAAGAAGCGTATGAGGTTGTATTAGCCTCAATCTCAAGCCACGCAGTAGTTCCAGTTACGTTTCCAACCGCTACGGTACCGCCATAGTATTGAAAATTTAGTATCCCATTATTGGCTATATTGTGTTCACCAGTTTGGAGAATCATTCTTCTGTTTGCAGAAGTTACATCCCCAACGTACCAAATCTTTAAATCATTGGGAGTAGATGCCTCATAAGTTCTAAATCTAGCCATTAAGAAATTTGAAGTGTTAGTCTGATCGGCGTATTGTTGTCTTACGTCTAGTGGTCCAATTGGGTCAAGACAACACAACCCTAAAAAACCGTCATAGACCATTGTTAGTCCATACGACCCATCCGCCAAAGCGTTAGTTATTCCAGTGCCATCAGACGTGCCTAAAAACGCTAATCTAAGGTAGTTAGCTGATGGCTCTAATCCGTAAATGTAACCAAACCCACCTGGGCTGGTCATAAGAATACCAGCTTGATTTCCAAAGCTGTTCTCAGCAGGAATCCATACAAAGTTTGAAGTGGCTACATAATCTGCGGTGTTATCTAGTTTAGTACCAACATTATACCCACCCCACTGTGCAGGAGCGTAGTCAGATCTAACATGAAGACCAGCATCTGGTGTGTTTGTGTTAACTCCAACTCTTCCATTATCGTATACAGAAAATCTATACCAACCACCCATTACATAATCTACGTGGTAGTTAGTTCCGTCAAAGTCCATCGTCTGGGTAAAGCGTCTCTGGTCACCACCAACGGATCGGTCCATGACATTGAACTCAGCCATGCGACCACCATTCAATGTCGAGTCACCGAATAGAGAAAAATCTCCGTAAGTTCCCGAAGAGTTGTCTCCACCCAGAATACCCAACTTATGTCCGGCAGCTCCTACCCATTCAATTGCTCCGTAGGTTCCGTATCCTCCATCAGAGTAAGACTTTACATAAAGTGCAGAGTACCCCGGTGTTGTTTCATTTATAAAAACTCTATGGTTGTAATTAGCTTCATCAGCTCCGACTACTGATCTCGCTGCGTACGTCTTACCTAAAAAGTACCCGCTCCAGAAAGTTGATCCGTCGTTATATCCAAGGAATGTAGACTGAAGCGGAAACGGATTAGGAGTTACTGTACCTCCAACCCAATTGTATCCATCGTCAATAAAGGTTGTTCCAGCTACTTGCTGGTATTCACTATATCCGCCAGAGTTGTAACTTTTTTCAACAAATACACCGTCAGCATTTGTCCCTGTTAGGTTCCAAGATATTTGGGCGTAGTCTCCGTCAGCCGTAACTGTCCAAAACGGGTCTGATGTATAAAGGGCTTCTGAAATATATGTTGTGCCGTTTATTACTTTGTAGGTGTAAAATCTATATCCAAGAGTATCACCAGTTAAATAAGTGCTCCCATCTGGGACAATTGATGGAGAATCAAAAGAAGGAGATACGGTTAGAGTAACTCCAGCCTCAACCCGTGCAGTCCCCTGATAAATATCCAAAGTATACGACGGGTCTGTTCTTAGTAATCCAAGCCTTTTGTTTGAATAGTCCCAAAAGAAATTAGCGTTATCTTCTGATACTGACCCACCGTTACCGAACAGGACAGACCCGTCGGTAAGTGTTTGAAGATAGTTTAAGTAACTAAGAGAGGCTGAAGACAAGTGGAAATAATCCCCTCCTCCTCCGCCTTGTAAACCGTAAAGAGAGTTATGCACAACTGAAGATTCGTTTACTGAGAAATCTATTGTGTCGGTTGTTGAGTTACCTGTTATTGTTACTGTTAAGTCAGTGCTTGTTAGTGTTAATGTTCCTCCAGGAGCGTCTGCCGTTGGAGAAGTTCCAAATGGGGTCTGTACTAATCCAAAGCTAGGTGTAGCTGCGGGAGCTCCTTGTACTGAGACTATCCCGCCATCAAACAGACCCATTTACACCTCGTAACCGGAACTTAATCCTCTAAGAACGTAACAGGTGACGGTTGCTCCGGTAGCCATCAAGTACAAGTTAGCTCGGCAGTTAATATTAACACTCTCACTTACCCCGACTAAATACTGCCTATTCGACATAAACGAAGATCCCTGAGCCATTGTGGTAACACCAATAATCCAAAGAGTACCACCGGATCCCCATTTCAGGACGGCGGAGTGCTGACCTGGCATTCTAGTGATCTGAGCCGTTACTCCTGACCCTATAACTAGAGTCTGAGGGTATAGGCTTAAGACATCACTCATTAATCACCCTGAGTTTTACCTAAAAGTACCTGAGCCACTACGGTTGATCCTGTGCAATACAGAAAGAACGTCTCTGAGCTCTGAAACTGTAGTGGGTTTGTTCCTATAAGATAACCTCCACCGAAGGTCATACCAGTGGTAGCTCCAGCTTGAGATATAGAATAACTACCACCCACCTCAAGAGACCCACCAGAAAGTCTCTGAACCGAAGCCCATAGTTGACCAGGCAGAGCAGTAACAGGAAATAATGTCGCTGCCGGTATGATAAATTGCCTGGTAACAACACCTGCTACAATGTTTACTCTATTCACGCTTTTTTCCCCCTTAAAATCATTATCTCCTGGGGATACAACTCCCAGTTGAATTCCCTGAAATATTTCTTAGCATAACCCACAAACTCATCGGGTGTATAGGTCCTTAAATGACCGCACTTCTTTTCCCTCCATAGCGGGTTTCCTCTTGCGAAGGTGTAAAGAGGTGTAGACATATAAACCCTCTCACATGTTTCGATTCTATCGAATTGCTGACGAATCTCCGCAGGGTTGTGCAGATGCTCAATAATCTCGTACGCAACAAACCAGCTTCGCCGCTTAGCATTAGTTTCCCACCTGGACTCTAGGTATTTTTTAGCCTCTTGCATAGATGCATCGTGCAATCCAATGGGTTCATATGTGAACTTAAGACCCATTCCGTGCATACCTAGAGGGATAACATAGTCTCCAGGACCGTAATCGACGATATGAGGGGCAAACCCTGATTCATTAGCCTCAGAGATATCATCCATCAGCATCTTGCCTCTGGGGAGCGCCTTAGCGAGGCTAACAAGGTCTATATCTCGCAGTATTGAATCCCCATCATTACATGCATAGTCCTGCACCGTGTAAATCTTAGCCATTATTTCTCGCTTAAAATCAGCGACCTCTTTTGGTGGTACGTCTCGGTAGTAACCAGGCATGTTTTCTAAAAGTGCCAGAGCCCTCTCGGTCTCATCAGCCTCCATCAGAATGTTAGCAGCATCAATAAATGGCTTCGGATCGAATCTGATTAGTGTTCCAACCTTTTGCATCTTTAATCCCCAGTTCTATTTCTAATATTTTCCCACATAGATCCGACGCAGCATATCTGGTGCCTATAACAATCATTCTGCCTCCTGGATCTAAAATAGCTTGGTTCATTCTGTAATGAGTCCAGACCTTATCGCATCCCTCTGGAGTGCTGGAGTTATTCTGCGAATTGCAGTCGTCCATTATGATTGTTGAATAGTGCTGACCCACCTTGATGGTTTCAATTCCACCACAGGTGATACTAGCCTCCTTATGCGCCTCAGTTCTTTGTGAAATGATTATTTCCCCTTCGGTCCAAGCCAAGTCAGACTTGAACTCACCGAAAAGCGTTGTCATTTTTTTGTCTGAAAGTCTAGCCTTAATCTCTCTAAGAAAGTTTTTTGAGTTTGTATAAACCTCTGAGTCAATCAGTATTCTCTCGTTCGGATCTCTGATTAAAAGCCAGATGCACATACCAACCACACCGATTGAGCTCTTGAACGTACCGCGTGGCATAATGATTAGTTTCCTTCTAGTTTCAGACTGAAGAGAACTAATCATGCTTAAATGCGTATCTTTGTTTATGTCCTCGTAACCGAGTAGATCTTTGCATGTTAGATACAGAGAGTTTCTATACCTATCTTTTATGGTTTCAATAAGAGCTGGGATAACCCCAGATTTTCCAGATATTTGTTTGAGTAGATCTTCAGCTTTCATATTATGGCTGGGAGAGTTGGGATCGAACCAACCTGTTCTTGGTTAACAGCCAAGCCCGCCTCACCCTGAACGGTATCTCCCATCACTCCAACCGATCTATTCTTTTCAACCAATCTACTAACTCAGCAACCTGGTCTGTGTTTACTTCTGTGGTTATGTCTGCCTCAATTACTGTAGATTGCAGCTTTGGATAACTGTACTGTAACAGGGTTTGGTATATTGCTGATTGTTCTTTTTTTGGAAGATCATTTGCCAGTTCAATTAATTTTTCTGGGATAGACATACCAATAGCACTTTCAACTATTTGTTTTACTAACCCAGTACGTTTGTTAAGAGATCCTTTAGGTCTTGGCATATAAATTAATAATTTATTTACAATTTATTGGAATGGCTGCGATTTGAAGTAGTTGGTCACGTAACTTAGAGAGATCCATTAACTCTTGAGCGCAATTAGCTGAAACATCAAATGAAACAGTCCATCCACCATCAGTAGTTGTTCTAATTTGTTTAAGAATTGCTTGAAAAGAGATTCCTTCTGGCATCGAGTTCCCTCCTTGGGATTATTCGTGGTCGGGGTCTCATCGTAACGGTTTGGAGACCATATAGCAAGACTCATCCGTGAGTCCGTAGGAAGGTTCGAGTGAAACCCCAACCTGCAATATTATCTCTCGTTTGTTGCAGGAAAGCATATACGCAGTGCGTTCCACAATTGTCCGATTGCTAATCTGTAATATCTGCGATTGGAGCTGGCTCTAGCTTTTTTTTAACATCATCTACCGACCTTGCGACAAAGGCTATTCCGTTATTATCGGTTATATCCTGAAGAAACTTTATTTGATCTTCTGAGAGAGTCCCTTTTGCGCTCTTACACTCGATTGCTAGGAAGGTGCCGTCAGGAGTCAAGCCAATTATGTCGGCTATGCCTTTTTTTTGATTCGTGGCTCTGTAGAACCCACGCGGATCCCATGTTCCCCCGTTCTTAACTGTGAATACGAAGATCTTCTTAGCTGCTAGATAGGCTAGGATTGCTTTCTGTATGAGTGCTTCTGGCTGCATCTTTTTTGATGCTAACTTGGTACGGTCTTAAATGCCATAGAGGACATTTGAAGCACCGGCAGTTACCTACCTGATTCTTAACATCCTCGAACCCAACGCATGAAGTACACTTGACCTTTATACTCTGTCTTGGAGATAGCTTGTTTTCTAGTGCCTTCACAAACATTGGTCTGAATAGGCTTGGAAC